GAAATGCTCATCGCCAAGGCCGCCCCGATGATATAGCTCCAGTGTTGCCTTTGCCCGCTCCAGCGCGCCCGCCGCCTTCTCTGAGGCGATGTCCTGCACTGGCTGTGCTTTGGGCGCGGCGGCGATGGCGGCTTCAAGGGCATCGCAAATCGTGAGGATGTATTTCGGGTCAAGCCGCCATTGGGTGTTGGCCGCAAGCATTTCGTTCGCCGCCGCCCGAGCAATGCTGAGGGCTGGTTCCGCCTCCACCGCTCTCTCATCTGAGACGATGTCCTGCACTGGCTGTGCTTTGGGCGCGGCGGCTGACTGCGGGCGAAGGGCAAGAATGCGATTGGCTTTTGACAGGGCCAGCTCCTGCGAGCTTTTGACCATGTCCTCTTCCCACTCATGCTCGCTTCGGATCAGCAGGAAGGAATGCGGATCGATGATTTTGGCGATATCTTCCGCCTCCACCGCTCTCTCATCTGAGGCGGTGACGGGGTAGACGGGCAAAGGCGAATGCTTGGGCTTTGCGGCTTGCTTGGCTCTGATCTGCTCAACCTTCGTCCAGATGCGCGCCAGTTCGGTTTCTCCAGCTACGTGCTTGTCGAGGCCGTGCGCGAGGCAGTAGGCCGCGAGTGTGACCTCGACGCCGCCAACTTCCTGCGATGGCTCGCCTGCATCGCGAGACCACACGTAATCGCGCAGTGGCAGCACGCGAGCTGGATCGTAGCCGCCCGATTGCAGTAGTTCGAAAACCTCCTCAAGGAGCCGGTCTCCTCGCTCGACGCGATCCGCGCTGATCTCTTCGCCGAAGCAAGCCAGCATCCACGGCTGAACACGCTGCTGGAAGGTCTCCGCCACCGCCTGCGGCTCTATCGCTGCTAGGATGCGGGCTTCGTATTTCGCGATGGCGTCGAGAGCACGATCAAGCTTGTCTTCGCCTTCCTCACGGGAACTTTCGTCTTGACCGTAGCCGGGCGTTTTCATCGCATGTTCGAAAACTGGCACCAGTTCGGACAGGGCGGCATGGAGGCTCCCGGCCTGTGCGGCTATATCGGCGGTGTTAGGCATCACCCCCTCCATTCCGGAGCGAACGGGATTTCGTCATCCAGTTCCCGATTGCCGCCGCCGAAGCTGCCGCCACCACCGCCGAACCGCGACTGCTGGTCGCGTGCGCGGTTCTCGATCTGGCGTCGCTGGTCGGCGTCGCGCGTTGTGCCGTAGTCTTCAGGATCGTCGGATGACGGCGGGCGATTGGACGCCTTTTCGAGGATCTGCAGTTCGCCCCGGAAACGGTTCAGGACCACTTCGGTCGAGTATCGCTCGATCCCGTCCTGGCCGGTCCACTTGCGTGTCTGCTGCTGGCCTTCGATGTAGACCTTCATGCCCTTCTTCAGGTACTGCTCGGCGACCTTGGCGATCTGCTCGTTGAACACGACCACTGAATGCCATTCGGTGCGTTCCTTGCGCTCGCCGCTTTCCTTGTCCCGCCAGGTCTCGGACGTGGCGATGCGGAACGACACGACAGGCTGATCCGACTGCGTGCGGCGCACGTCGGGCTCGGCACCGAGGTTGCCGACGAGAATGACTTTGTTGACTGATCCGGCCATTACGGTTCGATCCCCATTGCGGTCAGGGTGGAATTGATGGTGGCGATCTGCTGGTCGAGTGAGGCTTTGACATCGCCGACGATGCCGCCGAGATAGGCGGTCGACAGTGACACGGCGCCGGCCGAAGCGCCGTCACCGACCATCAGTCGCACCGGCTCGCTGTCGAGGCGGGAGCGCATGGCCATGGCGGCCTTGCGTTCCTCGAATAGCTTCAGTGCGCGGTTGATGTCCTGATGGTTCAGCATCAGGCCATTCCCAATGCGGCCTTGTAGAGGTCGAGGATCGTTTCCTCTTCATGGCGTTCGGCCTGATCCTTCTTGCGGAGCCTGACCAACTGGCGGATGGCGGACACCTCAAAACCGGTCCCCTTCGCTTCCGCGTATACGTCCTTGATATCGTCGGCGATCGTCTTTTTTTCTTCCTCGAGACGCTCGATGCGTTCGATGAGAGCACGGAGCTGACCAGCAGCCACCGTCTGGCTGGTTTCGGTGATTTCGTCGGCCATTGTGTAATTCCTTCTGGAAGAAGGCGTGTCGCCTAAATCGAAGGCGTGTCGCCTAGTTAAGTACTTGATCCTATTACTAGGCTGCAATCTTTAGGGAGGATACGAAGCCGGTGCCCTTCGCCTCGGCGTAGACATCCTTGATGTCGTCACCGATGGTCTTCTTCTCTTCCTCCAGGCGCTCGATGCGCTCGATGAGTGCGCGCAGCTGGCCAGCGGCGACCGTCTGGCTGGTCTCGGTGATTTCGTCGGACATGAAAAACTCCTTTAGAAGCGACGTGGGCCGATCAGGAAGGTCGCGCCTTCGCTGCCGACGACGTGGAAGAACCGGCCGATTTCGGGCGGCATGTGGATGGCGATTTCCTTAGACCGCGCGGCGTCGATCGCGTCGCGCAGGTAATGGGCGGCAAAGGCGACTTCGGAACCGGCCGGCGTCGAGCCGGTGTCGGCGTCCACCAGGTCTTCGGCGTCGCCATTGTCGCCGCGTCCGAAGAGTTCGATGGCGTCGTCGCGCACCGTCATCCTGATGGTTCGGATGGCTTCACGCTTGCCCTTGCCGTCCGTCTTCGGCGCGACAAGCAGGCCGTCGATCGCGCGCTGCATTGCCTCGGCCGAGACGCGAACGATGAGGTCGCTCAACTCCGGCAGCATGCCGGGATAGTCGAAGAAGGTGGCGTCGATAAGCTTCGAGACGATGCGAATGCGCTGGGCCTCGATCGTGATAGTGTTTTCGTTGCCGGAAACGGTGATGCCGCTTTCGTCGCCGCCGAAGATGCGCAGCACTTCCTTGACTGTCTTCGGCGGGATGATCACGCCTGGCAGGCTGCCGTCGCGCGTCGGAAATTCGCCGGTCATCTCGGGATCGTCCATGTCGACGATATGGATGTGGTAGCCGTCCGCCGCGATGACGCGCAGCTGGCCGTCGAATTGGTGCAGGAACGGGCCATGCAGCATGGTGCGGTTCAGGTCTGTGCTGACCGCCCTTTCGGTGCGGGACAGCACGTCGCACAACTCGTGCGCCAGCAGCTTGATTGACCAGCTTGCCTCGCGGCCATGCAGGTGCGGGAACATGTCGGCAGGCAGGATCGCCTGCGTGAGTCGCGCCTTGCCGTGACGGGCGGTGACGTTGCGCAGGTCCTCGTCGAATTCCAGCGTGCCGGTTTCGTCGCCCTTGCCGGCGCGCAGGATGAAGAATTCGAGGATCGAGCGCGGGATCGCGGTGCTGACCTCGGCGTCGGCTTTGCACTCGACGATGACGCGGGCCTCAACATCCATATCCGACATGGTCAATTTCAGCGAGGTCCGGTCGGCGTCGAGCAGGGCGTGGTCGAGGATCTCGAAATCCCTCGATCCGGCCGGCACGTTACGAATGGCCTTGGCTGCTTCGGCGAAGGCGGAAGCGTTGAAGGAGATCATAGCGAGAGGCTTCCCTGTCCGGAGTGAATTTGCGCCAGCATCTTGGCGGCGGCAGGCGACATGAAGCCTTGGTCTGGAACCATGGATTGGAGCAGGGCCAAGGCCTCGTCGACGCGGCATTCTGCTATGAGGCGCTGTAAGCGCTCGGCGTCTGTTCGGAAGTCACCGATCCAATCTGGCTCGTATTCTTCAGGCAACCGGCCGAGAGCATGTGCTCGCTCAACCATGAGGTCGAGAAGGATCGTCCCGCGTTCAGTCAGTTGCCACTCATCGTTGATGAGCTTTGCGGTGCGATCTTCGAGAGACTCGAGAAGCTCGCTTGCCGCAGTGCCGTTGACAAGCAAGGCAAACAGCTTCGCGCTTGCCACGCTGTCAAGAATATCGACGAAGTCGGTCGCGTTAACGCCCATCACATCCTCCTCGCGTTGGGGCAAAGCTGGTCGAGCCGGCGGCGGAATTCCTCGACCGCCTTGGCAACGGGCCATGCGGCGAGCTTGCCGCGCAGGCGGATAGGCTTGGCGGTTTCGACGCCACCGCCCCATTCGGCGGGCGGCGGCATCAGGAGATGGCGCCGCTCGGTGGCGAGCATGCGGATGTCGTATTCCTTGACGCGTTCCCAATAGGTTTTGCCGGGTTGCGGCAGGCCAGCGGCGCGCCAGATGGCCACGTCGAGCTTCGACTTGGCTACGGCAATCACAGTGCGGACGCGCTCGGTCGAGCCGAAGATGTCCAGTTCGATGCTGGCGAGCCAGTTCGCCACGGGCGTCGTCAGGTCGCCGATGATATATTCATGCGCGTCGTGAAGCAGAAAATAGGCGGCAAGGTTCGCGTCGCCGGTCTCTTCCAATGCCGCGTCGGCGCCGACGACGCTGTGCTGGATAACCGAATAGGGATTGCCGGGAACGTGGCCGCCGAAGCGGCAGACGCGAGCCAGGCTTTCGGCGACATCACCGTAAAGGTCGATGTCGAGCGCCGAGAAAGCGGTGAGCGGGAAGGCGCGGCCGCTGATGGTCTGCTGCCACGGCTTGCTGTCGTCGATGGGGAAGGCGGAAGCGTGGACGGTCATTGCGCCGGCCTCCCTTCGATCTTCTGTTGGGCGGCGAGCGCATAGACGACGCGGTTGCGCTCACGCTCCAGCAGGGGCAGGCGTGACAGGAACGCTTCAAGCAGCTTCAGGCAGCGTTCGCCTTGACTCACCCATGGATCGAGCTTCCAGGCGGCGCGCGCCGTGCAGTAGCGACGCCACGCCCCTGCGGCGATGTCCTCGTCCTCGGGATCAAGGCCTGCTGTTTTGGGCATGTTGTGCGAGGCGGCCGCCAGTGCCTTGGTGACGATGTCGGGCACACGGTCGCCGGGTGGATCGACGCGTCGCACCCAGCTTTCCGACACGATCAACGTGGCGGACGGCAGATGCTCGACGATCTCGGCCATGGTGAAGCCGCGGCTGCGCAGTTCGGCTTCACTGGCGCCGCCGTCGGCGCCAGTGAGTTCGCGCAGCATGTCGGCTAACTCAACGGCACGATGGTGCAGCTTCTGTTCGCCGGCAGGATGATCGGGACGCACCTGACTGGACGCGCGGTGGCCGGGTTTGTCGGCGAGGCTGGAGGCGATGGGACGCGGCATGGCGCCGCCACTGCGGACATGTGTCAGCATCAGTAAATCCTCGTGAGAAGGGAAACGGCGTAGAGAAAAACGGCGATGGCCAGCAGCGAGGCGAGCGCGCGCGGCAGACTGCAGTCCTCGTCGAAGCCGCGCGTGTTCCGCTTGCGTTCGCCTTCGAACGTGCCAAGATGGCTGGTCATCGGTGGGAGGGGTTTATGCGTCGAGCGATAGCCGTTGCAGCCATTGTGCTGGCTGGAACTTGTGGCGGCACGTTGGCTGAAAGTCAGCGCGACATCGTTGCCAAGAAGTATGGGGACGCCATGGCAGCGGCTGAGGCCTGTCAAACTCTCAAATTCAACAGTTCGCGCGGTTCGCTCTACATCGTGGCCCTGGGTCTCAAGTTCGACGACAAGTTTCAGGCTATCGTCAAAAAACAGCGGGCCAAGGCGTTGGACGGGTTTCGGGAACGTTCCCAGATGGCTGTCTGCCAGGCCGGACTGTTTCTGTACGGTCCGGAGGGGACTGAAGCGCCCGGATTGCTGGAAGCTGAATGAGGACATAAACCCCTCCATCGCGGTTTCGATGGAGCGGAATTAAGTACGGAAATTATTCCGTGTCAATACGATGTAAGGAAATTATTCCGTCACGCCGTTTCGGCGTCTGAGGCGATTCGGTGGAGTTTGAGGATGGCTCTTGCGGGGATTTCGATCTCCGCAGGCGGATTGAGTTTGCCGAGTTTGATCGTTTCTCCGCGCGTGTTGAGGTGTCCGATCATGGCTTCGGGGCCTACCTCGGGATCTTTGATGAACTCGACCACTACGCTGTCGCCGATGCGAGGTGGAATGCCTGGGGTTACAAAGCGGATTGCGCCCGGCTTGTGCTCCGGCCACATCGAATCGTTGATCACAACCAGCGCATAAACGCCGGTTTGTTTCTTTAGCCCTCGGGGCAGGGGTGCATAGCCTATAGCATTGTCAAACAGTTGGATCGCCCCGTGGTCATGTGATCCTGCTGCTGTGGCCTTAATCTCCACTTCGTCAACGTTCGCCGATGAATGAGTCGCGCTGCTGTCTTCCACATTCCGGGGCGGCTGTTGTCCATCCGGTCCCGATATCAGCCACTGTTCCGTTGTCCTTAGAGCCTTCGCGAGCCCTGTCAGGCTGTCGCCACGGGGCAGACCTGCTCCTTCCTTGAGCATCTTGCCCACAGCATCGGGCGACAAGTCGGCCGCAAGGGAAGTTGCCCTAGCGGACAAATTCAGTTCAGCCATGCGGATTCGTACGCGCATTTGGAAATCGGTTGGCATGTGAGGAATTTTATCCGCAAATCGGTTTTCTGTATCGCGGAAAACAATCCGTTGACGATAAGGAAAAAGTTCCGTATCCATAATGCATGAACCTGAAACAGCAGCTTGTCGTGGTGGGTGACGTCTATGCCGGCGCGGTCGGCCTTAGCCGTGCGCGTATCTCAACGATCGTTCTCAATCGCGGTGCAACACTGAGTGCAATTGCAGAAGGTCGCGCCGACGTAACAACTTCGACTTTCGAAGCTGCCATGCAGTGGTTCTCCAACAATTGGCCCGCACCTCTCCCTTGGCCTGAAGCTATCATTCGGCCTGAGCCGCAGCGGCCCGCCACCTTTGACCCTGACCACATCGCCGCCTTGCGGTTTCCTGCACAGGAGGCGGCGGAATGAAAGGAACTGCATGCGGACCCCCGTAACGTTCTGACCTGACGACAACACACCTTCCGAGCCGTTCTCACCACGAGAAAAAGCAGACGCTTTTCTCGCGAGGAGAAAGCTTTTGCCTTCTGGGAGCTTTCGCCCATGACCGCCGCCAATGCAGACCAGCGACACTATCGCATCAAGGCAGCCCAACGCGACCTGATCGCCGCCTGCGGTGGCATCCAGCGTGCCGCCGTTATCGTCGCCTTCTCCGATGCGCAGGTCGGCCGGTGGAACAACGGCGCACAGCCGGACATGATGCCGGTGCATGTCGCGCTGGCGCTCGAAGGCGAGTGCGGCATGCCCCTGGTAACTTCGGCGATGGCGTCGCTGAACAACCGCCGTCTGGCCGATCCGGATGGTGCCGTCGAGGCGGCAAACTCGGTTACGCGCTCCTACACCGATGTCGTTCGCCAGATCGGCGAGGTCATGACCGCCGCCGCCCTGCATCTGTCTGATGGCCAGATCACGCCCGCCGAGGCCAACGAGCAGGACAAGCTGATGGCGCATCTGGAACGCGCCATCGCCGATCACCGCAAGTCGCTTGCCCAGGTCAAGGCGGTTGGCGGCTTCACGGTGGTGCACGGGGGCGCGGCATGAGCGGCGGCAAATACATCTCGGCCGGCGCCACCGTCTCGCAAGACGGCAAGTATCGCTATCGGCTCTGGCGTGAGTGGCGCCTGCATCCCAAGCCCGCGCAATGGAGCATGTGGAAGGATGAAGCCGGGAAGCCAATGCTTGATGGCAAGGGCGCTCAACTGGGTGATCCGATGACCTGTGTCTTCATCATGCTCAATCCGTCCATCGCCGACAGCGAACGAGACGATCCCACAATTCGCCGCTGCGTGGCCTTTGCCAAGGCATGGGGCTTCGATCGTCTGGAGGTTTTGAACCTCTTCGCCTATCGCGCCACCGATCCGCAGGAACTGCTGGCGTTGAATGATGTCGATGATCCGGTCGGACCGGAAAACAGACATGCATTCTATGTTGCACTTGATCGAGGATATCCGGTCGGGAGGATCGTGTGCGCCTGGGGTGCGCACGGTTCCCATCTTGGACAGGACGAAACGGCCCTAGGGTGGCTGGAAGACCGCAAGCGGTACGCGCTCGGCCTGACCAAGGACGCACATCCGAGGCATCCCCTGTACGTTCGTGCCGATGCGCCTCTTGTGAGGTTTCGGCCATGATCCCCGCCGAGACCGTCGCGCAGGCGCATGCCGCTTCCATCCTGGCCACCGCCTATCTGTGCGGCTCCACGTCCAAGACCTTGCTGCGCAGGGGTAGCGAATTGAATGGTCCGTGCCCCGCCTGCGGCGGGCGTGACCGCTTCTGGCTGAACGAAGCCGGGAACGTGTTCCTGTGCCGCGCTTCGGGCGAGGGCGGTGATGCGATCGTGCTGATCCGCCACAAGCATGGATGCAGCTTCGCCGAGGCCGTCGAGATGCTGACCGGCGAGCGGCCGGTTCCGGCCGCAACGCACGCGCCTGTCTCGAAGAACGAAGACAACAAGTTCCGTGAATGGGCGCGGAAGGATGCCTGGGACATCTGGCAATCGGGAAGACCGACCGACCCGTCGCGCGGCGGTCATCTCGTCGTTCGATACCTCGCTATTCGGGGCGTCGCCATGCCGGACTGGCACATCAGGGCGCTGCGGGAGGTCGACAATCTTGCCTATTGGCACAAGCGCGCAAGCGACCAGCACAGCACGATCATCCATCGCGGCCCTGCCATGCTGGCGGCGATCACCGGGCCGGATGGCCGGTTCATCGGCGTGCATCGCACATGGCTCGACCTGTCGCGACCGAACGGCAAGGCGGTCATCGCCGACCCCGATACCGGGGAGGTTCTTGACGCCAAGAAGGTGAAGGGCACGCAGCGCGGTGGCAGGATCGTCCTGCGCGACGGAGAACCCGGTGCCGGCCTGACGATAGGGGAGGGCATCGAGACGGTGTTTTCGTGGCGCGAGCTGCGCGAAGACACGACCTCGGCGCTGTGGTGCGGCATCAATCTCGACAATATCTCGGGCAAAGCCCTCGGCCAGATCCCGCACCCTTCACTCACCGTCAAAGACACGCTTGGCCGGGTGCGCAAGGCGAAGGTCGGCAGCCATGAGCCGGACCTAACCGATGCGCGTTGTCTGACGCTGCCGGCCGGCGTCTTTGGTCGCCTGACACTCATCGGCGACGGCGACAGCGACCGTTTCTCCACGCAGGCTGCCATGCTGCGCGCTCGCAAGCGCCACGCGCTGACCGTGCCGGATTGCCTGATCGACTGGGCCGATGACGGCCTGGACTTCAACGACATGCTGCGGCGGTTGCGTGAGCGCCGGCCGGCGAGGGCGGTGGCGTGATGTCGGACTATGAGGCGGCAAGCGATATCCTTTGTCTCTTTCGCTATTCGGTCAAGTGCGACCGGGAGACCAACGCGGCGATCGAGCGGGCAGCACGTGCTGCCGGCATCAGCCCGACGCAATTCGTGCAAAGCCACTTCGAAAGCATCTTCGAGGCTGCGCAGACGGTCCAACCCGAACCGGACAGCACTGCCGCTGAGTTGGCGCTTGCGCGGTCCTGCGGCATCACCGTCACGCAGCTGCGCATCCACACGGCGATGAAAAAGCAGGCCAGCCAGCGCGGCACCTTTGCCGGCGGCGTCGCGGCCGTGCATGCGGCGACGAATATACCGACGCAGACCATCCGCGTGATGCAGTCGCAGCTGGTGAAGAAGGGACTGCTGCGGCGCCTTAAGAGCGCGATCGGCGGCACCACGGCGATCTTCCATGTCGTCTCCCTGGGAGACGACCGTTGACCATCCAGGCCTATCACCAATTCCTTGAAGCCAAGCGCCAGGTCGATCCCGACAGCGGCATGGACAAGATCAGGGACCTGCCCGATTTCCTGTTTCCGCATCAGCGCGACATCATCCGTTGGGCTCTGTTGCGGGGAAGGGCTGCCATCTTTGCGGGTACCGGTCTTGGCAAGACCCTGATGGAACTGGTGTGGAGCGAAGAGGTTGCCCGCTTCACCGACAAGCCGTCGCTGATCTTCGCTCCGCTTGCGGTCGCGCCGCAGCATGTCGACGAGGGCGCTGAACGTGGCATCCAGGCAACCATCGTCACGAAGTCTGGCGTTGACGACGTGCTGCAGCTCACCAACTACCAGAAGCTCGACCATTTCGAGCTGGACCGGTTCGGTGGCGTCGCTCTCGATGAAAGCTCCATCCTCAAAAGTCATGACGGCTACTACCGCACACGCCTGATCTCAGGGGTGCAGCGCCATCGTTTCAGGCTGGCGGCAACCGCGACCCCGGCACCGAATGACTTCATGGAACTCGGCAACCATGCCGAATTCCTTGGCATCATGTCGCACTTCGCGATGCTGGCGACCTTCTTCACGCATGATGGTTCCGACACCAAGGCGTGGCGCCTGAAGGGACACGCCGAAGACGATTTCTGGCGCTGGATGGCGTCATGGGCGGTGATGCTGCGCAAGCCGAGCGATCTCGGTTATCCGGATGACGGGTATGATCTGCCGCCGCTGACCAAGCGTCTGCATGTGGTGCCGACGGAAGGCAGTCACTGGACAGCGGACGGGCAGTTTTCAATGCTGCCTGTCCAGGCCCGGACATTGGCGGAACGTGGTCATGCCCGCCGTTCCTCGCTGGAGGCGCGCATAGCCAAGGCGGTCGCGCTGACGCCCCCCGACGAACCCTATGTCTGGTGGGGAAACCTCAACGCCGAGACCGAAGGCGTGACCAAGGGCATTCCGGGTGCCGTCGAAGTGCGCGGTTCCGACCATGACGACTGGAAAGAAGAGAAGCTTCGGGATTTCAAGGCCGGCAAGATCCGTGTGCTGGTGACCAAAGCCTCGATCTGCGGCTTCGGGATGAACTGGCAGCACTGCCGCCGCACCGGCCTGATCGGCATGAACGACAGTTGGGAACAGGTCTATCAGATCATCCGCCGCTTCTGGCGTTTCGGCCAGCGAATGCCGGTGACGGCCGACTTCATTGCCGCCGATACCGAAGGCGCGGTCATCGCCAACCATGACCGCAAGGAACATGACGCCGACCGCATGGCTGAAGCCATGGTCCGGCACATGGCTGATTTCTCCAGCCACGCCGTGCGCGGCGCCGCGCTGGAGCGTCACGACTATCAACCGAAACAGAAACTCATCCTGCCGGCATGGGAGGAATTTGCGTGATACTTTTCGTCGTCTCCGTACTGACAACTATTCAATTTTTTGGCGCGTTCAATTTCGCTCGATACATCATTGCCTTTGAGGGAAAGCCGCAGACCAAACTTGAATTCTGCGGTTTGGTCGTAGCGGCAACGCTCTGGCCAATACTCTGGCCGATTATCGCTTATCTGCGTTGGACGCGCTGATGCGCAGCCTTCCCGCCATCAAGGCCGTCGACCAGGACGTGACCGACCGCTACGCGATCTATCACGGCGATTCGTGCGAGCTGATCCGAGCCATCCCCGACGACAGCGTCCAGTTCGGTGTGCATTCGCCACCTTTCGAAGGCCTCTACAAGTTCAGCGGCTCCGAGCGCGACCTTTCGAATTCCGAAGGCGGCGACTTCTGGAAGCACTATCACTTCCTCATCGCCGAGATGCTGCGCATCACCATGCCCGGCCGCATCCATGCCGTGCACGTCATGCAGCTGCCCGCCTCGAAAATCCGCGACGGCCATATCGGCATGAAGGACTTCCGCGGCGAGGTGATTCGGGCATGGCAGGACGCTGGCTGGATCTTCCATTCCGAAACGATGATCCGCAAAGACCCGGTGGCGGCGCAGCACCGCTCGAAGTCGCACCGGCTGCTGCACAAGCAGCTGGTGAAGGATTCGACGATCGTCGGCTCGACGCTGGCCGATTACATCGTCGCCTTCCGCAAGCCGGGCACGAACCCCGAACCGGTCGCCGGTTGCCTGAAGCGCTATGTCGGCGCCGGTTCCGGGCCGGATCAGGCGAAGTATACGACCGACAGCGACAGCCGGAACTGGTATTCGATCGAGGTCTGGCAACGCTATGCCGAGGTCGTGTGGACCGACATCCGCCAGCAGCGCACGCTCCAGTACCTGACGGCGCGCGACGGTAATGACGAAGCGCACATCTCGCCGCTTCAGCTCGACGTGATCGAGCGCTGCATCGACCTCTGGTCGAACCCCGGCGACATCGTGTTCACGCCGTTCCTGGGCATCGGGTCGGAGGTGTGGGCGGCGGTGCATGCCGGCCGTCGCGGCATCGGCTTCGAGCTGAAGGACAAGTATTTCAAGCAGGCGCGCATCAATATGCGGCGCGATCCCGAGCGGGTCGAGGCCGACGCGCTGGCGGGCTTTGCCGCATCGATCGATGGCGGGCAGCGGGAAAATGCCGGCGATGACGTAGAGGCCGTTTCCTGATGGCCCGTGTACACGCTTGCCTGGAGTGCGCCAAGCCGAAGCCGGAGCGCGGTGATTTCTGCTCTACCAAGTGCCGTCAGACATTCAACAACCGCCGCAAGCTGCGCGGCGCCGAGCTCTACGACCTCTATATGGCGCTGCGCTTCGAGCGCGACGCCGCCAAGCAGCTCGGCGTCTTCCAGCTGATCAACCGAATGGCCTCGAACTTCCGGCAGGAAGACAAGGCCGAGCGTGCCGGCCGCAGGTCTTGGCGCAGGACGCAGGCGGTGATCGAGGAACGGCCATATCTACGCGCCGTGGTCACTAGTGTGCGCATCGGCAGGCAGGGAGCGGCACGATGACCTTTCACGATCCTCATCTTGAACCCGATCCCGAGGAAGCGAAGCGCCAGCTATTGCTGGCCTGCACGCAGGAGCCGGAAACCGACATCGGCAACGGCCGGCGTCTCCGTCGCCGGTTCGGCGATCTAGCCGAAAAGCACTTGGGTGCTGCAAGCCACATCGCCATCCATGTCGCGAATATCGGCTGGCACATCTATGACGGCCGCCGCTGGAAAGAGGATGTCGATGAATCGCTTGTGCGCAGGCTGGTGCATCGGGCGGCCGAGGCGATCCGCAAGGAAGCCGAGCTGATCGAGGCGACCGAGGAAGAGCTTGCCGTCATCAGTGCCGGCGAGGTGGCATCGGAAGCGCTGGAAAGCTTCCTGTCCGGGGCCAAGAAAAAGAAGCTGCCGACGCCGGATGATCAGCGTTTCATCAAGGACCAGCAGGAGGCGATCAAGGCGGCCGAGGCCATCTACGGCCTGATCGAAGATCGCCGGTCAGCCAGGCGCCGCCACGCGAAGTCGACTGCAGGCTCTTCCAAGCTGACCAACATGATGGCCGAGGCGCAGCCTTATGTGTCCAGGCTGGTCAGCGACCTGAACCCCGATCCCCTTTTGGTGAACTGCCTTTCCGGCACCATCGCATTCAACCAGGTCGAGGACGAGGAAAGCGACCCGGAAGATCCCCGATATGTCTGGAAGGCCGAGCTGCGCGAGCATCGGCAGGCGGACATGATCACCAAGCTGATCGAAGTCGAGTGGTTGCCGGATGTGAAGCACGAGACGCCGGCATTCACCACCTTCCTGCACCAGGTCCAGCCCGATCCCGAAATCCGGCAGTTCCTGAAACGCTTCGCCGGCTACCTGTTGACCGGCCTGACCGTCGAACAGGTGATGCTGTTCTTCTACGGTGCCGGCCGCAACGGCAAGTCGACCTACCTCGACCTGCTCTGCTTCATCCTCGGCGACTATGCCGTCACGCTGTCGATCGAAAGCTTCTCGGGCGACAACAAGCGCGGCGGCGGCGAGGCGACGCCGGACCTTGCACGCCTGCCCGGCGCGCGTCTCGTCTCAGCTTCGGAACCGGAAGCAAACGTCAAGCTGAAGGATGCACTGATCAAGACGCTGACCGGCGGCGAGAAGATCCCCGTCCGCCGCCTGCACAAGGATTTCTTCGAGGTCGATCCGCACTTCAAGATCATCCTGTCGGGCAACCACAAGCCGCGCGTCGACGACGATTCGGACGGCATCTGGCGGCGCCTGCTGCTGGTGCCGTGGATGATCCAGATCGACAAGGCCAAGGTCGACAAGGCGCTGTCTTCCAAGCTGCGCAAGGAAGCGGTGGGCGTCTTCGCCTGGATGGTAGAGGGCGCGCTGGAATACCTGAATTGCGGGCTGGAGACGCCCAAGCAGGTGACGGCCGCCAGCGAGGAATACCGGCAGGAAAGCGACGGCATCGGCACGTTCATCCGCATCGCCTGCGTGGTGTCCGGCGACACCAACGACAAGGAAGAACCGCTGGACCTCTACATGGCGTTCGAGAAGTTCGCTGACCGCGAAGGTGTGTTCAAGGTCACGCGCTCAACTTTCGAGAAGCGGTTCTCCAAGGCGACCGAACGTGCCTTCGAGGGACCGGACGGCCAGATGCGGCAATTCAAGCGGCACCGGTCGAACGGGCGCACCTACTATCAGGGGATCAAGCTTCTTCCCGATTGGCGCCCCGGCACCGGGGACAGTTCGCACCATCCTCATGAAGAGGATGAGCGCTCGTGAGGTTACTCCCGCTCCCTCTTGATCTGGCCGAGCCAATCACTCCGGTCACAGCAAAGCCCCTTCGCATTCTCATCGGTTGCGAGACCAGCGGCATCGCCAGACGCGCTTTCGCTGATCGGGGTCATGACGTCTGGTCATGTGACATCGAGCCGGCGGAAGACGGAAGCAACCGGCACATCATCTGCGATATTCGTGGCGGCATCCTGAACGAAGGATGGGATCTGCTGGCGGTGATGCATCCACCATGCACCAGGCTTTGCCGGTCAGGCCGCCGATGGATGAGTGGTCCCGGCCTATGGACGCCCCCGAAAAAGCTTCCTGTTGGCCGCTCATGGGAAAGCATGAAAGCGGAATTCGAGTTGGGTGTGTCGATCTTTTCCGCGTGCTGGCAAGCACCGATCGAGCGGGTAGCGATCGAAAACCCCGAAATGAACGACCTCGCTCGCGACCGGATGCCGGACGATCTGCCGGCCGCGCATATGGTCCAGCCGTACTGGTTCGGCCATCCTGAATTCAAGGCTACCGGTTGGTATCTGCGCAACCTGCCGCAACTCCAGCCAACCGACATGCTGGAAAAGCCGGAACGCGACACAGATGAGTGGCGGCGGTGGAACCGCGTGCATCGCATGTCGCCTGGTCCTGAACGCGCCCGTCTGCGCAGTCGGTCCTATCCTGGAATGATGGCCGCGGCTGCAGTCCAGTGGGGTGGCGCCTAGATGCTCAAGTACGGCTCCGTCTGTTCCGGCATCGAGGCCGCTACCGAGGCCGGTTTATCGGCACTGTTTTGCAGGGCAGTAAGTGCCGATATGGCTTACCCGGTGCAGGATGTGCACTTCAAAAGGGTTCGGGAAATCAATGGGTTGTGCAGCAAGTGCCGATAGTGCCGGTAGCTGCGCCCCACATGTGCGCGCGATGTGAATAGGGGATAGGGGACTGGTTGCCTTCCTATGCGTTACCAGTGGTCATCAGCACTATCGGCACTTGCGGCCCTATCCCTTCTTTTTTGCTTGCGAAAGCAAGGAGTTAAACTGTGAAAGGACAGTGCAGATGTTGAAAAACAGTGCAGATAGTGCAGAAATGGGCTTCGTGAGGAGCAAATTGCCGTTTCTGCCGCGCAATGCGGCGGGCAAACGCTATGGACCAGTCGAGGAGGTGATTGCCTGGGCGTGGCGGGAAGAGCTGCCGAAGACCGGACCACACCTGAACGGGCCAATGCCCTACGGCTCCAGTTGGGCAAAGACCGACCGCTTTGCCGAATACCTCACGCTCGTCGACAGCTACGGCATCGTTCCCGATTTCTCGGCAGGAGACTGGCCGCACCATGACGCGGTGCTGATCGGTGGCGCGGTCATGGCGCTGGATGAACTGGTGCTAGAGCTTCCAGAGGATTGGCGACCCGCTCCGGAACTGGATGGCTTTGGCGGTCTTGGTGCCAAGGCCGTAGCCGACGCGTGGCGCAAGATGACGATCGAGCGCGAAGGCGGCATGATGGCGCTGCGGCTCAAGCCTTCTGAACTGATCATCCGCCGTGCGATCATGGGATACGACACCGATGCCATGAAGATCGACGATGTCGAAAAGCGGTATGAGGCGTTTGGCAGTGGACAGGATAAGTGGTTCGTCCGCAGGCATCAGACCGTTCTCGACGGCATCAATGCCGATGGAACCGAGCGGACGAAGATCGTCAACGTCGAGGTGGACGGATGGAGCAGCAGAACGCGCCGGCCTCTTCCTGGCGCCTACCGCAAACCCTACCTCGATCCCGATCCGGTTACGGCGATCATCGCTCGCGCCGAGCATGAAATCTGGCTATCGGCGCTATCTCTGGTGGTCGATGATATCGCGCGGCAACTTAGCGATGTGGTGATGTTGTCAACTGCCGTACCCGCAGCGCCATGGTTGGTCGAGAACAAGACGCGCTCGCTTCCCGATCTGGTGACGGCTGCGCGACTGGAGCAGGAAGAGCATGAGCGCCACGAAGCCGCTCTTGCCGCGCGCTTTCCAAGATGGTTTCGGCGGCTGCAAAATATCTCTCCAGCACCAGCTTGACTGCGACCGAGATTTGGAGGATCACTTGTCACGGATAAAAAGATTGATCACCCGCTTCGGCAACGAGGCGGGTTTTTCATTTCAGGAGGTGCGGCGATGTTTCAGGCTGATGCTTCCGACTTCCTGCGTCTGAGCAGGGCAATCGCCAAGCTACCGCATGAGATCAGGGCCAAGGCCGCAAACCGAGCGTTGCGACGTATCGAGGCAATGGCCAAGACACGCGTTGCCCGCCGTTCTGCCGAGCGCATCAAGGCGCCGGTCGGCAAGGTGAAGCAACGCATCGGATCGGGCCGGCTTTCTGCCGATGCGCTGGAATTCAAGGTGCGGTCAGAATGGCTTCGATTGATCGACCTCGGCGCTCGCCAGACTGCGCAGGGTGTTACGGTGCGGGGGCGCGGTTCGTATAGGTCAGCCTTCATCGCCAGCATGAGGTCGCGCGGCGTCTTCATGCGTGAGGGCAAGGCTCGCGGCCCGGTGAATGAACTGTTTGGTCCGAACCCGGCCAACGATATGAACAACCATCCCGATGTCTTCGCGGCTGTACTCGAAGACCTGATCGCCTCGCATCTCCTGCCGCGTGTCTTGCACGAGATCGAGTACCTTCTCCCAAGCCGATGACCTCGGCCGCGTGCCCCGCACGGGTCCTTCCTGGCCACCGCCCCCATACGGGTCGGGGCGACCCCGAAATCTCGCTAGTCAGCCCCTTCGAAAAGCTGACCTGACAAACCTGACGAAAGACCATGACGACCTTACAACCTGCCGGAAGCGCATCGCTGCCGCCGGTCGACGGCGTGTGGATTTCGATCTCGGACCTTGCCAAGCGCAAGGGCATCCATCGCCAGTCCGCCAAGGAGCGGGTTGACCGCCTCGTCGAGCGTGGCGTGCTGGAAACGCGCTTTCAGGGGCGTTCTCGCATGGTTGACCTCGCCGCCTTCGACCGCGCGGTCGGTCAGGTCGGCGACAGTGCCAAGGAGCAGGCCGAGGAGACGAAGCGTCAGATCAGCATCGAAGAGACGACGCCACGTCTGCGCGACGCACAGACGGAGCGCGCTCAATACGAGGCGCGGCTGAAGGCCCTCGACCTGGCTGAACGTCAAGGCGAACTTGTGCCGATCAAGGATCTCGAACGCGCGTTGGTTCGCGCGGCCACAGCCATTACGCGGATACTGGATCAGTCACTCAACTGGAGCGGCGATCTAGCGGAAGCTGCCGCGAACGGCGGACAGCCTGCCGTCAGCCGGGTATTGCGTCAAAAGGGCCAGGCGCAGCGACAGGCCGTCGCCAAGGCCCTCGCGGACCTGGTTGAGGCCGGTAAGATCGAAGAAGCCGAAGGCGGTTCCGAAACCGATCTGTTCGAGGAATAGACGATGCGCGTCCGCTTTCCTCGATCCGCGCTGGCAATCGTGGCCGGTGCGCTCGCAGCCGTCATCTCGCCTTCGGAGCGCTTGGCTCCGTCAGCTTGGGCGCAAGAGCATCTGATTGTTCCGGACGGCCCGAAGGCCGGCGAAATCTGGGACGCTGGCCTCACGCCGTACATCCTTGAACCGCTCGACATGCTCGGCATGGACAGCGGCATCAACGAGATGGCCGTGAGGAAGTCGGCGCAAACCGGCTTCACCATGATGCTGCTGGCATCGACGGCTCACTACATCGATCAAGATCCTTGCCGGATCATGATCGTCCAGCCGACCAGCGGCGCACTGGCTGACTTCAACCGCGAAAAGCTCTCGCTGGTCATCGAGAAGTCCGAACCGCTCAAGAGCAAGGTTCGCAGCCAGACATCGCGGCAAGCCGGCGCCTCTACCGGAACGTCTAAGGTCTATCCCGGCGGTTCGCTGACGCTGGCAATCGCCACTTCGGCGGCAGATTTGCGCAGTAAGACCATCAAGGTTGCGCTGCTCGATGAGATCGACGAGTATCCCGACGATCTCGACAACCAGGGCGATCCGCTGGTGATGGTCGAGGCCCGTCAGGAATCGTTCCTGATGTCGGGCGACTGGAAGCGCGCCAAGATTTCGACGCCGACGATCAAGGGTGATTCCAAGATCGATCAGGCTTTCGAGGCCGGTGATCAGCGATACTGGTTCATGCCTTGCCCCGGTTGCGGCGAGCAGTTCCACTTCGTCTTCGATCGCAAGCATTTCAAGTTCGAAGAGGTCTACCCGTTCAAGGCGCACTACGTGACGCCGTGTTGCGGCTCGATCGTGGAAAGCCACGAAAAGGTCGCCCTGATGAAGAAGGGGCGGTGGATCGCCACCGCTACGCGTCCGGGAGCTTACCCAAGCTATCATTTCGATGCCCTGACATCTCCGTTCGTGCCCTGGGAAAAGATCGCGCAGCGCTTCATCGAGGCCTCCGGCGACCCGAAGAAGCTGAAGGCGTTCTACAATCTGACGCTCGGCCTCGCCTATGACGTGAAGGGCGACGCGCCTGACCACGTGCAACTGATGGCGCGGCGTTCGCCAGAGCTGAAGCGGGGACACATTCCGCCGCTCGGTCTGGTGCTGGTCGGCTCGGCCGACGTGCAGATGAATGGCATCTGGTACGTCATCAAGGCTTATGGTCCTGACCGTCAGTCCTGGCGTGTGGACGCAGGCTACATTGCCGGCGCAACCGACGATCCCTTCTCGGGGGCGTTCGCGGTGCTGGAAGAAATCCGCCAGCGTCGCTGGCCCGATGCTTTCGGCAACACGCGCCAGGTCGATGCCTTCGGGGTGGACAGCGGCTATCGCAGCCATGTCGTCTATACATGGGTTCGCGGCAAGGCCGCCACCTTCGCGCTTAAAGGGCTAGACGGCTGGTCGCGGCCGGCACTCGGGCAGCCGACACCGGTCGATATAGACTTCAATGGCAAGCGCATCCGCAGCGGCGCCATGGTTTGGGGTGTCGGCACGTGGTCGCTGAAAGCCGCATTTTATGCCGACCTTGCCAAACAGGGCGGCGCCGATGGCATGCAGCTGACCTTTCCTGCAGGCTATTGCCACTTCGGCGGATGGATGGACGAAGTCTATTTTCGCCAGATCACGTCCGAGTATCTCGGCAATGAGAATTATCGCGGTCGCATCCGTCGCGTCTGGCTGGTCCGAAGCGGCGAGGAAAACCATCTGCTCGACTGCGAAGTCTACGGCGCGGCTCTGGCCGAATACCTCGGCGTCTCGCGCATGACGGAAGAGCAGTGGCGCACCTTGATCGCCGATCGCGGTGTGCCGGATGAAGTGAAGCTGCCTGACATGTTCGCCCCGGCGCCGATGAAAGCGCAGGCTAATACGCAGCCCTCGAACACTATGAAGAGCGAACGGGCATACGACAGCGACGATGGTGTCGCGGATAGCTGGTGGAACCAAGACTGATGGCCTGGACACAAGACGATTTCACCGCGATCAGCGCCGCCATTGCGACGGGCGCGCGCAAGGTGCGCTTCCAGACGCATGAAACGGAATTCCGTTCTCTCGACGAGATGCTGCGCATCCGCGACCAGATCAAAGCGGAAGTCGACGGCGCCACGACCGGCGGTCTGATCGTCGTCGAATACCAGAGCGGTACCTGATGAACATCCTCGACAAGGCCATTGCGGTCTTTGCGCCAGGGACAGGCCTGAAGCGCGCCAACGCCAGGGCGGTGCTCGACCAATACCAGGAACGTGACTATGCGGCTGCCCGGCACGGTCGCCGCAATCGCGGATGGCGCTCCCGCTCTACCTCGGCGAATGTCGAGATTGCCGGAGCGCTGACTGCGCTTCGCGACCGTGCCCGCGAATTTGTCCGTGATAGCTGGCAAGGCCAGCGTATTCTCGACGTTCTGGTCTCGCACGCTGTTGGGACGGGCATAACGGTCGTACCGAATACCGGTTCTGACCGTGCGGACAACCGATTCCGCATGCTGTGGCAGGACTGGCTCGGCGGTGCAGATGCCGAGGGCGTCATGGACTTCGGCGCCATGCAGGCACTTGCCGTCCGCTCCATGATCGAAGGCGGCGAATCCGTGCTGCGCTTCATCGATCCTGGCATTGATCAGGCTGGCGGCCTCGTACCGCTCTGGCTCCAGGGCCTCGAAGGCGACCAGATTGACAGCACAAAGGATCGTGGCCTTGCGGGCGACAACTTCAGGCTCGGTGTCGAGCTTGGGGACTATCACAGGCGGCAGGCCTTGTGGCTGCATCCCGAGCATCCAGGCGACATGACCCTGGCCGGCGCGCGCAATTCCACACGCGTGCCGTGGGCCGATCTGTGCCATCTCTACCGCCCGCTCCGTTGGGGCCAGATCAGAGGCGTCTCGTGGTTTTCCGCCATCCTGCTCACCGGCAAGGAGGATCAGGATTTGATCGAGGCGGCAATCGTCCAGGCACGCACGCAGGCCAGCTTCGCCGGCTTCCTGAAGCGGCAACCGGGCGGCACCAATGTGCTGGCCGCCAAGAAGGAAGAGGACGGCGAAAAGGTCACCAAGATCGCACCGGGCACCATCGCCGATATCGGTGATTCGGACATCGTGTTTGCCAATCCGTCATCGCAGTCGTCGTTTCAGGAAATCCACGTCGCGGCCATGCAGGGCATGGCGGCCGGCGCCTGGCTGACTTACGACCAGCTGACCGGCGACCTGACACGCGCCAATTATTCGTCATTGCGCGCCGGAAAGATCGAATTCCGTCGCCTCGTCGAACAATTGCAGTGGGGCATCCTGGCGCCGCGCATGGTCATGCCGACCGTTCGCCGGTTCACTGGCCGCGCCTTGCTGGCCGGCATGCTGCCGCAGCGCAGGGGTGGCTATCCTGTCGATCTCATCATGCCGGCGAACGAACCGATCGATCCGAAGAAGGACATGGAAGCCGACATCATGGCCGTCAGGAGCGGTCGTATGACGCCGCAGGAATTCATGTCCGCTTGGGGCGTCGACTGGCGCAAGAACATCGGTGACGTGGCGGCCTTCTTCGCCGTTACCGACAAGGCCGGCGTCGCCCTGGATATCGATCCTCGTCGACCGGCGCAGGGTGGCACGCAACGCGTGGAAATGGAGCAACAGCCATGAGCACGATCATCCGATTGCCGCAGATGATGCGCGACGCAGAGATCCGCGCCGGATCGTTCGACGAAGTCGCATCAACCGTGGAAGTCATCTGGACAACGGGCGCCATCGGCCGGCGCGTGACCTGGCAGGACGGCGAGTTCGACGAAGAGCTTGTCGTCGACACAAGGAGCGTTCGCCTCGATCGGCTCAATGCCGGCGCGCCACTGCTCGATACGCACAGCAAATGGAGCCTTGCCGATGTGCTGGGCTCCGTCGTTCCCGGCACTGCTCGCCTTGAAGGCGGCAAGGGGCTTGCCCGTATCCAGCTGTCGAATTCGCCGGACGCCGCCGATCGGGTCGCCAAGATCAAGGAAGGCGTGGTCCGCAACATCTCCGTCGGCTACCGCATCCACGCCGTCGAGAAGAAGGAACGGGCAGGCCAGATCACCTTGCATCGAGTGATCGATTGGGAGCCATGGGAGCTTTCGGCCGTTCCCGTCCCGTTCGATGCAGGGGCACAGTTCCGCAATGCCGAGGCCGACACAGGCCTGTTCGCCTGCCGTGTCGACGCCGATCCTGACATGCTCAACGCCAATCAGCGCCTGCGTCGCGAAATGCGCATGCGTTCCTACGGAATGGGCAACCGCTAAGCCGGTCGCTCACCGCCGCCTGCAAGGCGGATGCCCGACAATCTGCCTTCTCGGGCGAGGCGCACTCTGGAGACACATCATGAAGAAGCTGCTGAGGAAACTCCGCGGGCTGGAGGCGCGCGCCGCCGCAAAGCTTGCCGAGTTGAATGACGATACCGCCGCCGAGGCCGCGAGAGCGATCGAGGCACAACATCAGGCAATCCTCGACGAAATCACGACCCTGCGCGGTGAAATCGATCGACTTGCCGGCGCCGAGGAAGACGACGACACGGACGATGATGACAACAACAGCAATCGCCAGCGTACCGGCGGCACCGACGCTGTGACGACGCGCGCCGCCGATATCGTCGGCATCGCGGCAGTCGCCCGCCGCCAGGGCGTGGAACTGACGACCGAGGAAGAACAGACCGCCATCCGTTCCGGTACGTCGCCGCAAGCGTTCCGCGCGCAGCTGTTCGATCGCTTGGCCGATCGGTCCCGTTCGACGCAGACAACCCCTGGAGTGCAGGTCGGACAGGACGAAACCGAGACCCGGCGCAATGCCCAGATCGAGGCACTCGCCTACCGCTTCGGCGCTCCGATGCCGCAGGCCGGTCCAAGCCAGCAGGCGCGCCAGTACATGGAGCGCGGCTTGGTCGACATCGCCGCCGACGCGGTCAACTTCCGTGGTGGCCGCATGCTCAATGCCCGTCAGGTGGATGATCTGTTCTCGCGTGCCGGCTCGCTGTCCACTTCCGATTTCCCCATCATCTTCGAAGGTGCGATCAACCGCACACTTGAAGGCCGCTACGCCTTGGCGCAGCCCACCTATCGACGCATCGCACGGCAGCGGAATTTCCGTGACTTCCGTCCGGCAACCGTCGTCAAGGTCGGTGATTTCCCGCTGCTCCAGCGCGTGCTGGAGACCGGCGAGATCAAGTATGGCGCTTTCAAGGAAGGCAAGGAGACGGTGCAGGTGTTCTCCTACGCCATCGCCTTGCGCGTCTCCCGGCAGATGCTGATCAATGACGATATCGGCGCCATCGCCGATATGTTGTCCGGCTACGGCGACACCGTCGCGCTCTTCGAGGAAATCACCTTCTACACTGGTGCCTTCAACGGGGTTCTCGCAGACGGCAAGGTGGTCTTTCACGTCGACCACAAAAACCTTGCAGCGGCCGGCACCGCGATCGATGTCGACAATGTCGGCAAGGGACGCGCCGCCATGTCGAAGCAGAAAAGCATCGGCGACAATCCACTGCTCCAGAACCGTGCCCGTATCTTGCTGGTCGGTCCGGACAAGCTGACGGAGGCTGAAAAGCTGGTGGCATCGATTACGCCGGCAACCGTGTCCAACGTCAACATCTTCTCCGGACGTTTGGAGCCGGTGGAGACCGGAATGATCACCGACAATGCGTGGCATCTGTTCGCCGATCCATCGACTGGCTCCAATTACCGCTGGGGCTATCTGGAGGGTTACGAGGCGCCGCGCGTCCGCACCGACGAACCGTTCGGCCAGCAGGGTTTCGCTATGTCGGTCGAACACGACTTTGGTGCAGGCGCCACCGACTTCCGCTTCGGCTGGAAGAACCCCGGATAACCGACACACCATCGATCTTGCCGGCACGCCGCGCGCCGTGCCGGCAATCATCGTCCGGCGCGCGTTTCCGTTTTCAAGGATCTGATCAATGAAGAATTTCGTTCAACCGGGTGATGCCATCGACATCACCGTGCCGGCAGGCGGTGTTGTCTCCGGCGTTCCTTTCGTGTCGGGCAGCCTTGTCGGCATTCCCGGTGTGACCGCTGCGGCTGGCGTTCAGGCAACCATCCACCTCGAAGGCGTCTATGATCTGCCCAAGGTGGCAGCGCAGGCATGGACACTCGGCGCCAAGGTCTATTGGGACGCCGTCGCCTCTCTCGTCACCACAGTGTCGGCTGGCAACACGCTTCTCGGATACGCGGCGGATGTCGCCGCCAACCCTTCGAGCACCGGTCGTGTTCGCCTCGGCACGCCGGTCTGATGACGGCTGCGCTTTTTCGACGGCTGGCCAACGTATCGCGGTCAGTCGTCGAAACCGTTTACGGGGATGAATGCACGGTTCGTCCCGTCGACAAGGTCGGCGGTCCGAACGGCAAGTCGGGTTGGTCCACGCAGCGGCCAAGCTACGAGGTCAAGGCCTGCTTCTATGAGAACAGCGACGCGCAACGTGTCGACGATCCCCGCCCCATGCTGCGGCCGGGCGTGCAGATCACGACCAACAGGGCTTCGGCGATCCAGGCTTCAATCCGGCTCTACGATCCGTCCAGACTGCGCACTGACGATATCCTGCACCGCCACAGCGACGCCGCCTTCTTCGAAGTGACGGCCATCGACCCTGACGGCCTTGGCGGCGCCATGCTGACCCTTGCGGTCGCCAAACAGATTGGACCGATCTGATGTTGTCTGCCGAGGCTGCGCGGCTTGCTGCGATAGAGGTGCTGTGTCCGACAGCATCGCTGACCGCGAATGCCAACTATCCAACGCTGGCCGGACGCAACATCCTCGACTCGCGGTCCACCGCAGTTCAGGACCTCGACCGGGACCGCGAGTACACGCCGACTGTCGCGCTGCACACCAGGTCCTCGACGATCGTTAGGCGGGGCGATGCTGCCGATGCCGCCGACAGCGAGTGCAGCACAGAGATCGAGATCGTTTGCGAGCTGGCTGTGGTTGCGCGCGACGAAAGCGGGCCGGACTATGCCGACGCCATGGCGGGCGACGATCCTGATGCGAGGCTGGTGCTGGCGGCGCTGACCAGCCAGGTCCGCAACCTTCTGGAATTCAGCCAGGCCGGCATCCTGTTTCGTCAGACGATCATCGGCGTACGCCGGATCGAGGAGGAAACTTTCGGTGTTCCGGAGCTGGGTCTGCGCTGGTTGCGAAACACCATGCGCATGTCGGCTGCGATCGAGGATGACAGTTTTGACCAGCTGCACGGCGGCATGCCCGAGCCGATGGCAACCCTGTTCGGCAAGCTACCTGTCGGTTCCTATGCGAAGCACAAGCTTTCGCAACTGGCCGGTCACTTCCTGGCCGATCCGCGTCCGCCGCTGGCGGGGATCGCGGCCTTCGACAATCCGGCCGCCGAACCGGCGACCGACAAACCCATTCTTTGGACAGGAGCGCCCCATGCTTGAACGCTACAGGCTCGCCAGCGACGCGCTGAAAGTTCCCATGCCGGACAGGGACGGGCGGCTTTTCAGCGTCGAAGGTGAGACCGTCGACACCGAACATCCCTTCTACGCGGTGCTGATCGCGGATGGAGACATCGTCAAGGAACCCGCCGCAGGCGGACAACGCAAAGGGAAAGACAATGGCCCTGTTTAATACCATCCCCGGCAACATCGTCGCGCCGGTCGTCGCCTTTGAAGTCAATTCGGGCGGGCAGTTCGAGAATTCGGCCCGCCTGCTGCTGATCGGGCACAAGACGGCCGCCGGCATGGCCGCGCTCGATCAGCCGGTTGCATGTCCTTCGACGCTCGAAGCACGCGCCTTGTTCGGCGCGGGTTCGATCCTCGACGATATGGTCCGGATCGCCCGCCGCAACGCTCCGGCACAGGAAATCTGGTGCCTGCCTGTCACGGAGACCGGCGTGGCCGAAGTGCGCACCATCACCGTGGCCAATGTCCCGGCCGGTGGCGGCGTCGGCGTGATCGAGATTGCCGGCGAGCCTTTGGCGATCACCATCGCCGCTGGCGATACCGTCAACGGTGTGGCAGCAGCACTCGCCGCTGCGGTCAATGCCTATTACAACCCGCTGACCGAAGCATCCCTGCCTTACACGGCAGCCGCCGCCGCTGCCGTTGTCACGTTGACTGCCCGCCACAAGGGCGTGGCGATGGCCGATGTGGATGTCTCGGTGCCCGTCCTGACTGGCGCGAACGCTTTCTCTGGTGCCGCCTTGACTTTCGCGACCACAACCGCGGCAGCAGGATCGCCGGATGTTTCCGCTGGTCTCGCGGCCTGTGGCGACGATGCGTTCGACTGGATCGGGACGGCGTTCGGCGATGCCGCAAATGTCGGGCGCTACAAGGCGTTCCTGTCCGATGTTGCCGGTCGCTGGGCCTGGAACCGCCAAGTCTACGGGCATGTCTTCTATGCCGTCACCGACAGCGTCGCGAACATCACCACGGCGGGGCTCGCCCAGGACGATCGCCACATCACCGCGTTGCCGCGCCCGTCCGGCGGCAGCAATCCGCAGCCGGCATGGCAGTGGGTGGCAGGCATCGTTGCACGGGTCGTGCCATGGCTTGCGGATGGTTCCACAGGCAATGTGTCGCGCAACCAGACCGGCCTTTCGGTCGAAGGCATCGCGCCGCCGCGTGATCGCTCGAAGTGGTATGGCTATGCCACGCGCGATGCCTTCCTGCGTTCCGGTATCTCGACATGGGCCGTCGATCAGGCCGGCCGTGTGCTGGTCGACAAGATCATCACCATGCAGCGCACCACGCTTGGGGTGCCGGACACGACATTCCGCGATATCCAGAAGATAGGCCAGTTGGTCTATGCGCTGCGCAAGTTCCGCACGGCGTTGACCATGGAGCATGGCCAGAAGGCGATTGCCGAGGACAACCCCGGCAACGTCCAGGCGATCAGCACGCCGCGCGATATCGCCGCGACCTTCGTGCACACCTATCAGGAGATGGTGCTGACCGGCGTGCTGGAAAACCTCGACCTGGCGGCGCGGCAGCTGAAAGTGCAGCGCAATGCCGACAATCCGAACCGTGTCGACATCTATGCGCCGCTCGACACCGTCAACCCGCTCGACGTGATCGCCACCAACGCGGTGATCTATTCGCAGTTCCGCGCGGCAGCTGCTGCGTAAGGGCGACGCCGTTCAATCAATTGGCCGGTACTCGCCGGCCTTCCTCCTCGAAAACTTGAAAGGACATTTCCATGGCCGGACGCGATTTCGGCGGCAAGATCAGGGTAACCGGCTCGACCGGCTACTCTCTCTCGCTGCGTGGCACCATCAACATCCTTGGCGCATCTCAGTCCAACGATGCCGTCACCAACCAGGACGGTCGCTCCGACCGCATCATCACGCCGGATGCGCCTGCGGCCGAACTGGTTTTTGCCGATGACGGCCTGGACTTCGACCGTCTCTTGAATGCGGATCGTCACAACATCACGATCGTCGAGGAAAAGACGAACGTGACGCATCTGTTTACCTCGGCATTCTGGACTGGAAAGCCGAGCAGCAATCGCATCAACGGTGAGACTTCGCAGCTCGGCATTCGCGCAGACAGCTACAGGAGGCTCGGCTGATGGTCGGCAAGCCTGTTCCGCTGTCAAAGAAGTACGAGGTGTTTGGCATCGCCTTCGACAGCCTGGCAGTCAGGGAGCCGACCGGTGTCGAATACTGGTCGATAGGTCCGATAGCCGAATGGCAGCCGACCGAAAACGGCAACGTTCTGGTCACGCATCGCGACGCCCTTCGGACTTACGCGGAACGCCTTGTCGAGGTGCCGGGTGACACGACTGCGCCAGCCGTCATTGGCGCTCTGTCTTTGGCGGATACGCTTCGGATCGAGAGTGCCGTGAAGGGTTTTTTTATCGAAGCGGCACAATTGAACGGGCCGCTGACCTCCTGATCTGGCGCGCCCAAAAAGGCATCGCCGATGTCGGTGCACTGCCGCTTTCCCTCATTCTCCTGCATGCCGGGCGTTATATCGCTTGGCTGCAGGATCAGCCCAAGGGTTCACGCTGATGTCCAATCGCGAGATCGAGGCGATCCTGCGCGTATCGTCCAAGCTCGGCAACATGCGGGCTCTGGAGACGCTCCAGACCAAGCTGGCGCAGGTCGATCGATCCGCAAAGGCTTTCAACCGCACGCAGGCGGCACTCGCCCGCACCCAGACAGCTGCCTACAAGCAGACCGTCAGCACGATGGCGGCAACGGCCCGCTACCTTGCGCCTGCGGCGCTGGCGATGAGCGTGCAGCGCTCGGTCGTGGCTTATGCGGCAGTGGAGCGACGATTGAACCGCATCGCCATTAATGCCGATCAGGGCAAGGAAGCGGTTGGCGGTATGCTGAAGTCCATCAACCGGATCAGCTATGATTATGCTTTGTCCCAAGACGATGTGACGAGCGGTCTGGAGACGCTTGTGGCGGCGGGTCGTTCTGCCGACGATGCTATGAAGTTCCTACCTGCGGTTTCCGCAACCGCTCAGGCGGCCGGCGCCGACATCGCCGATATTGCGACTACGGCCGATGCAGTTGCCGGATCGTTCGACATTGCCGGCGACAAGATGCAGCACGCTTTCGATATCCTCGTAACATCGGGCAAGCAGGGCAAGTTCGAACTGAAGGACATGGCGCAATACCTTCCGTCGATGGCTCCGGCATTCGCGGCCCTCGGCTACAAGGGCGAGAAGGGCTTGGGCAAACTGGCTGCAATGTTGCAGACCATTCGCCAGCGTACGGGGTCGGCCGGTGAGGCTGCGACCGCCGCGCAGAACATCTTCCAGAAGATGGAGAGCGACGAAACGGTCAAGAAGTTTGCCAAGTTCGGTGTTGATCTTCGGGCCGAACTGGCCAAGGCCCGAAAGGAAGGCCGTGACCTGGTCGACACGTTCCTCGATCTTTCCGAAAAGGCGACAAAGGGCGATCTGTCGAAGATCCCGCAGCTGTTCACCGACGCGCAGTTCCAGGTTGGCATGCGCGCCCTGTTGCAGGGGCGCAAGGACATGGAGGGATTTCAGAAGGCGTTGGCCAGTGTCGATGGGGCCACAATCCGTGATGTGAACAAGGTATTGGCAGACACAGAGACAAAACTTGACCGCATGGCATCCTCTTGGACCCGGTTCAGCACGTCCCTAGGCAACACTATTGCTCCACCAATCACCGGAATGATGGATGCTGCAACCAACTACCTCGACTTCGATCAGGCGATCACGGAAGGCCTGAACAAGCGCGGCCTGACGACCGGCCAGCAGCAGACCTGGCGTGCCCGCAACTGGTTCGACAAGGAGGCTCGTGGGCTTGCGGCATTTGAAGGCGGTTGGCGTTCGCCGGAAGGCAAGATCGCCGAGAAAGGGACGATGGACCTTTCGCCGGAACTGCCGTCGAAACGCCAGGACGCCCCTGTCGTCGACCACAGGATCGCTGGATTGCCTGCAACCATGGAGGTCCCTGCATCGCGGCCCGACTTCAGCTTCGCCTTGCCGGACCTTCGATATAATCGGTTCGTGCCGCCTTCACCCGAAGGGATGCGCCAGAGGTTCGCGGATGAACGACGCGACAGGCGTGCGGCTTTGGCCGCGATGCCTTCCGCATCGAGCGGTGACCCGTCATATGATGAGTTTCGGCGCGCAACTGGCGGCGGCCAGTTCCTGGCGTCAGACTTCGGCGCGGGTCCACCTCCCGATCAGGCTTCGACCGCCTCGTCGATCGCCCAGGCGCTTGGCGAGCTACCGGGAGCGATACGTGCCGGTATGTCGGACCTGATGACGCCGATCAATGCCTTGCCCCCCGTCTCATCAGGTCAGGGCGGCCTTTCGAACGAGATCGAAAGTTCGTTGAACGCTGGCGGCAATGGCGCTGCGCAGTCGATCCGCGAGGCGGCTGAGGCGGTCAACCGGGCCGGAGGTGAGGCCGGGAACGCCTTCGCCCAGATACTGTCCGGCGTCGGCCGTCAGCTCGGGCAATCTGCCGGCCAGGCCTTCAGGGAGAGTGTTGGCAACATCACGGTCAACGCCAGTGTGAAGACATCACCAGTCGGCTCGATGGCACCGGCAACGGGTGACAAGGGCCGCACCATGCCCAATGCCGGCGGGCTTCGCGAGAAGATCTGATGCGCAACTGGCTGAAGTTGCGGCCCGCCTCCTTCCGGGGCGTGCCGTTCCATGTCGAGGACGATGGCCCGATGCGCGGCCGCCGCGTCGCCGTGCATGAGATATCCGGCGGCGAGCGGCCGATGACCGAAGACTTGGGGCGGCTGGCGACGGCTGTTTCGGTCAGCGCATACGTTGCGACCGATGCCGCCGATGTCATCGGCCTGGCTTTGGAGCGGGCTTGCGATGCGCCGGGGCCGGCCTTGCTGGTGTTGCCGATCGACGCCGCAAGGATGATGCATTGCGTCAATTGCGAACGGGAGCGTCGCAAGGATCAGGCCGGTTACATCGCCTATCGCCTTTCGTTCGTCGAGGCGGGCAGCAGTGCAGGCGGCGCGCTCGGTGGCATCACCTTGCTGCGGGATGTCTTCGATGCCGGTATCGCAGCCGTCAGCAGCGCCATAGGAGGCCTGTTCAAATGACCGACTGGCTCTTTCGCCTGTGCGATCGGCTGCTCACGGATGCCGATGACCGCATTGTCGCGCAGCAGAAGCAGGCGACGATTGCAGCCGGCGGAACTGACGCCGCAGCCGCTTTCCTCGAACTGTGCCGTCTCGCAGGCGAGGCTGCCGATCCGGCCGCCGCGCTGATCGCGCTGGATGAAGTCGAAGATGCCGAGCCGGTCGATCTTCTCGGTCTGCTCGTCATCCACGCTTTTGCGGACCTGCGCGCTTCTTATCCCGCTCAACCCGATGCATCGGCCGCGAGGGAGCGACTGGCCTTGCGCGCCGAAGCTGCCTATCCGGCTATCGGGGATATGCTCGGCCATGCCGTTCTCGATTTCACGGTGCGGATGGTCGGCGAGGCGACCGTCCAGCTGTCACGGCTGGCTGCGAATGCCGCGCCGCTTGTGCGGGTTGAAACCGGCATTTCCCTGCCATCCTCGCTGATCGCCTTCGACCTTTACGGTCAGGCATCGCGCGGTGCCGAGATCATGGAACGCAATCGCTGCGGCACGCCGATGATGCTGCCGTCGCCCCTGAAGGCGCTCGCATACTGAGATGTACGAGACCGTTGTTTTCAATGTTGCGGGCAGGCCTCTGCCGCACAAGGCCTGCCGCCTGTCCGCCAGCGCGGAAGGTGCGGTCCGCGAAGCGACATTCACGGTTATCCATGTCGGAGCCGGCATACCTTGCCAGCCCGATGACGTAGCGACGATCGCCGTCTCGGGAGAAGTCTGGGGCACCGGTTACGTGCGAGACGTGCGCGGCAGCCATGGGGAAACCGATCGCTCGTATGAAGTCACATTTGTATCGCGCACGATTGATGCGGTCGAATGTTCGATCGATCATCCGACCGGATACAAGAAGGATTGCGACCTACTCGACATCGCCAGGGAGTTCGACACGCTCGGCATTGGCGTGGAAGGCAGTCCGAAAACGGAACGCAAGGCACGGCACAAGGTCATCCCCGGTGAAAGCCTTTTCCAGACGCTGGAGACCGATGCGCGCGCGCAAGGGGTCCTGATACAGGATACCGAAAAAGGGAAGCTGAAGCTGGCCGACAAGCCTGAAGGCCGCCATGCTGGCGGCCTTGTTCGCGGCCGGAACATCAAGCAGGCCGATGCCCAGATAACGGGCGCCGGCAGGTTTTCGTCCGTGAAGGTGAGGGGGCAAAATTCCACGGGTGTTGCCTCGCCGGCCTTGCGTTCCGAAGGGGCGGCAACCGATGACGGCGTCAAGCGCAAACGGCCCCGTATCCTGCCCTACGAAGGCGAGGCGACATCAGCACGGCTGAAGAAACGCGCGAAATGGGAAGCGCAGCGCGGCGCCGGCAACGGCACATCCTGTTCCATCGTCACTCCGGGCTGGCGTGACGGTGCCGGCCGGCTCTGGACACGCAACTATCTCGTGCCGGTCGACGACGACTGGCTTGGCATCAATCAGGACATGGTCATTGCCGAGGTCGTTCTGGAGCAGGGCGCCGATGCGAACCAGGGCACGGTTGCCACCCTTTCCCTCAAGGATCCTCGTGCGCTGGGGGGCGATAATCCGCGCGGCAGTTCGGCGAGCGGATGGGGTGCGCCGTTGGCATCCGATCCGTCATATCGCGACGAAGGTGAGTAGCTGCGATGTTCGATAGCCATGTCACCCGCTTCCAGCTTGATGGCCAGGTCGAGCATAAGGACGGGCAGCAATTCGTCGGCGGCAAGGGCTTTGCCAATGACCGCTTCGAACGGGTTCATCGCATAGAACCGCACGGCTTTGCCTCGCACCCCGTCAAGGGCGGCATCGGCATCGCCATGTCGGCGCGCGGCAACCGCGACTCGGCCTATGTCTTCGGCGGGGAAAATCCGCAACTGCGCCCCGATATCGCCTTGGGCGGAACGGCCATTTACGACCACACCGGCAACATTGTGTCGGTGGTGCAGGCCAACCTGCGTATCGTGCACTCGGCCGTCATCCACATGATCGCCCCATCGATCATCCTCGAAGGCGCGGTCAAGCTTGGCGGTCCAGGCGCGAACAGGCCTGTGTCGGCACAAGGCACGATCGACAGCCGCGGCGATGTCGACAGCGACAACTTCGCCAATGGCGTGCTGACAACCTGAAAGTGACACATGCGGATCATTGCGCTCGACGGGCCGGCCTTGCCGATGCTCGATCCCGATGTCGTATGGAACGGCATCGTCGGCGATCTTGAAATCACGCCGGCCGACGCCCCGATCAATCCGGCGGGACTGCGCGCCGGGCAGTCGCTGGCAACGGCGGTGCTTATCTGCCTGATGACGGATTGCCGCGTCGAGGCAACCGAATTGCGGGACGGGCAGGCCAATCGCGGCTGGCCAGGTGACAGCTTCGATCTTGAACCCGGCGAAGTGGCTTTGGGTTCTCGACTCTGGCTGCTGAGGTGCCGCGCGCTCGCGCCGGATATCGAACTTGAAGCACAGGACTATGCCCGGGCGGCATTGCAGCCGTTGATCGACGACGGAGCATTCGCGCGTTTCGATGTGACGGCGTCGGTCAATCGACCGCAGAACCGTCTCGATCTGGATGTGCGCGGCTACGGCAATGCCGGCGAGCAGCGCTTTTCACAACGCTTTGCCTTGCTCTGGGGAGCCTTGGCACGCGATCCCCTAACACCAGCAGCCGGGTGACCTGATGGGCTTTCCGCTTCGCTCGCTCGAAGAGATCTCGCGCACGGTTCGCGGGGCCTTCAGGCAGTACCTTCCGGGCACCGACGCCAGCCTTCGCGTCAATGTCACTTATGTGATCGCCAAGGCCGTCTCGCTTCTGGCGCGCGAGTATGAGCTGCGTTTTGGCTGGCTGCATCGCAACATGTTCCTCTGGTCGGCCGACAATGCCGAGTGGGTATCGCTGCTTGCGGCTGATGTCGGCATCTGGGCAAAGGCACCGTCAGCCTCGTCCGGCGCGGTGACGGGGACCGGCGCGCCAGGTCAGGTCTATCCAGCCGGCATCCGTCTTTCGAGCGGCGGCCAGACGTTCGTCACCACATCGGCCGTCGCGGCCGACGCATTGGGCGGCGTAACGTTCCCGGTGCTTTGCGAACAGTCGGGCGCGGCGACCAACCGCGATGCCGCCGCAGTGCTGATGCTGGCCGATCCGTCGCTTCAGCCGACGCTGTCGCAGGAGTTCGCTGTGACCTCTGGCGGCCTCGGCGGCGGTGCCGATGCCGAGACGCTGGAGGCGTTGCGTTCGCGGGCATTGCAGCGCAAGCGCAACCCGCCGCGCGCAGGAGCGTTGAGCGACTACGAGGAGATCGCCTTGTCGGTTGCCGGCGTCATCAAGGCCTGGGCGTTCCGCGTTCCCGCTTCTCCTGGCGCGGTGACGGTGCTGTTCCTCTTCGCAGGACGCGTCAACTCCATCCCGTTGCCTGGCGACGTTGCCGCCGTACAGGCTGCGATCGATGCGCGGCGCCTGATCCGTGTCGACGCCGGCGAGGCTTCAGCTCCGGTTCCGCTGGCGATCAATGTTTCGATTTCCGGTCTCAGCCAGGATACGGCGGAAATCAGGGCGGCGGTGGAGGCATCTATCCGGACGATGCTCGTCAACCGGTGCCGTCCCGGCCTTGCTGGCAATACCTTCACCGTTTCCAGAAGCTGGATTTCGGAAGCGATATCGGCTGCCTCCGGTGAAGACCGGCATGTGCTGCTGGCGCCGGCCGGCGACATCGTCTTGACCGGCGGGCAGTTCCCGGTGCTTGGGGTCGTGACCTATGCGTGATCCCGGCCTCAACACGGTCACGCGCGATCCGTCGCCGGATCAGGTGCGCCACGTGGTTGCCAAGCCATACGACATCCTGGCCGATCCCTCCGTCGAGACGTTGCTGCCGGCCGCCTTGAACTTCTGGCCTCGAGGTGCCGCTTTCGGGTCGCCGGACGGATTGGCGGTCGACACCGCTTCGAATTGGGCGAAGCTGACAAGGGTGCTTCTGTCTCCCTTTGCAACGCTCTATCGCCGCGCCTTTGCCCTGGCGTTGGAAGCCAGTCCGGCGACACTCGACCAGACGCTTGATGACTGGGAAACGGAATACGGTTTGCCTGACAGTTGCGTTGCCGGCGAACAGACCCGTGCCGAGCGCATCGCGGCCGTGATGGCCAAGGTCAATGCGGCACCGCTGATAACACCCGGAGACTTTGTTCGTCTCGCGCTCGACTATGGATTTGTCATCGAGATCGAAGAGCCTGCAGTCTTCGAATGCGGCTTCTCCGAATGCGGTGGCGAACACGCAACCGGCGCGTGGCGCCAGGAAGTTTACTGGATCGTCCGTGTCAGCGAGGTCGCGGTCTTCTACTTCAGGACCGGCGAGGGGGAATGCGGTTCCGATCCGCTGTTCTCCTATGGCGATGCGGAGCGGCTGCTTTGCATTCTCATGCGCCTTTCCCCGGCCTGGACCATTCCCGTACTCGAAATCGTGGAGCCCTAATCCCATGAAGTATCAGGCGCCTTTCGGCTCGCTGGACCCCAACGCCCCCTACGTCGACAAGAACGTTCCCGGCGCCGTTGCCGGCTCCAAGGTTCCGGCCAAGGCTATCGAACATCCGCAGCGCGAAATCGAAACTGCCATATTGCAGGCGGGTCTTGTCCCTTCCGAGGGCGACCTGACGCAGCTGGCGCAGGCCATCCGGCGCCTGACGCGTGATGGCCGTGTCGATTTCGTCGTCGATGGCTGGCAGAACAATCCCCCGGCAGGTCCGGTCGAAGGTGCATGTTACGCCATTTTCGATGTGCCAACCGGCGCCTGGGCAGGGCAGGCAAACAAGCTCGCTTTCCGGCGCAACAATGCCTGGGATTTCGAAGTCCCGAAGACCGGACTGATGGTCCAGTATTGGTCAGCGGGAAGACCGTATTTCATCGTCTACAACGGCGCCGGTTGGATCGAGGATATTGCTACCACGGCGATGCCGGGTCGCGTGACGCTCGCCAGCGAACAGGACGTCAAGGACGCCGTCGGCACAGGTGTCGTGCAGGCCCGATGGATGAAGCATTACACACGTTCGCTGCTCGCCAACTCGACGTTCTACATTCGAACGGACGGCAATGACGCGAACGACGGCAGTGCCAACAACGCAGTCGGCGCGTTCCAGACCATTGCTGGCGCCCAGGCCTACATTCGCGATCGCTATGGCGTTCCGGGGCGACCGATCATCTTCAAGCTTGGCGCTCCAGGGACGTTTGCGCAGGCTGCGATTTCAAACATGCCTGCCGGCCTGACGATCGAGGGCGACCTGGCCAACCAGGGCGGTTACGTGCTTGCGGGCACCGGTGGCATTGCCGTCACCGGCTCGACCGTTGATTTGCGTGGACTTTCCATTTCCTTGATGGGCACACCCACGCAGCATGCCTTGACCTCCGGCGCCAACGGCAGTGTCATCCTGAATGCTGTTACCTTCGGTGGTGTCGGTCAAACCACGTGGTCGCATATCCTCGCCGCGAGCGGTCAGGTCACCGTCGTTGGTGGCGCGAGTTCCGTCTCATTCACAGCCAATGCCCGCCGCGCGCTCCATGCGACAGGCGGCGGGGGCATCTACATGGCCACAGGCGCCGGCCTCTATTTTTCGGTCGCGAACTACACCTATGCCGACGCTGTCGTGTTCGCCACGACAGGGGGAGCCATCGAGCTCGGCAACGGCACCGTCACCGGCTCCGCAATCGGCCAGCGCTACCGGGCCGATCTCAATGGCGTCATCAGCACGGCCGGCGGCGGCGCGAATTTCATTCCAGGTTCATCGGCCGGAACGGTCGCCACGGGAGGTCAATATGTCTGATTACACCCCTCAGGATTGGTATTGGCTGGCCGACGATGGGCGGCTTTATGGATCGGCGCGAAAGAAGCTCGTAACCAGCCCCGAAACCGACGAAGCCTATGGCGCATGGCTGGAGGGCGGCCGCCGGCCGACGCGCTGGCCTGCCGAGGACAATGGAGACCAGACCGACGCCGGCCTTGCTGCGGTGCTGTCTCCTTACGGCCTGACGCTTTGGGCCGTGCCGTTGAAAACACGGCTTGCCATCTATGCGGCGGACAAGCGCTGGCGGATCGAGACTGGCGGCATCACCGTGGCGGGTGCGCGCATCGATACGAGCCGCGAAAGCCAGTCCATGATCACGGGCGCCTACAGCTATTCGCAAGCCAACCCCGGCGTTGCCATCAGCTACAAGGCAGCTTCCGGATGGGTTGTCATGGATGCCGCAACGCTGGCGGCCATCGCCACGGCGGTCGGAACCCATGTGCAGGCTTCGTTCGCGGCCGAGGCGACAGTTGCGGCCGCGATCGAGGCCGGAACGATCAAGACCGAGGCTCAGGTTGACGCGGCCAATTGGCCATAAGGCGCGCCGCGTCTTCCTCGCCCCGTAAATACCCACAAACTTTGAGGTTCACATGACCACGACGCTGGAAATACAGCGCCGTCTGGCGGAGCTTGGCTATCAGCCAGGCCGGCTTGACGGCATTCCCGGACGCGAGACGGCGGCGGCTGTCAAACAGTTTCAGCGCGCCCGAAACCTGAACGCCGATGGCATCGTCGGCCCGGTGACGATGGCGGTTCTGTTCCCGCGCAAGCCTGAAGGCGACGTGTCGCCACCCTGGCTTGACCTGGCGCGGGCCAAGATCGGCCTGCATGAGCGCCTTAACAACAAGACGCTGCGTGACTGGCTTCGCAGCGACGGGAACACCCTCGGCGATCCGGCGCAACTCCCGTGGTGCGGCGACTTCATGGAGACGGTCATTGCACTCACGTTGCCGGACGAGGTGTTGCCGGCCAATCCCTACTATGCGCTCAACTGGCGTGAATTCGGGGTTCCGCTGAAGATTGTCGCGGCCGGCGCGATTGCTCCCTTCACGCGGCCGGGCGGTGGTCATATCGCCATGGTCGTTGGCCACGATAAGTCGACGTTCCACGTTCTCGGCGGCAACCAGTCGAACGCTGTCACCATCACGCGCATCGCCAAGGATCGCCTGGCTGGCCCGCTTCGCTGGCCAAAGACCTTTCCGCTTCCGACTGCCGAGCTGCCCTTCACGACTCTCGACGTGACGGTCTCACAGAACGAGGCCTGACAGATCCCGCGCCCGGCCGGGTTCGTCGGGCACTCGTCCCTCACACAAACAAGGAAACATGACAATGCGACTGCTGCTATGCTTGGCAGCGGCGGTGCTTACGCTCGCCGGCTGCACGACTGTCGAGATCGATCAGTCGATCCGCAAGAACCTGCCACAAATCTGCAAGGCGTCGGCCGACGCGCACGGCCTTTATCTGGTTGCTGTGACCTTCGGCAAGGTGTCCGAACGCAACCAGCAACGCGTCGACGGCGCCTGGAATGCACTTGTGCCGATTTGCAGGGACCCGTCGAGCCAGACCACGGCCGGCGTGCTGACCGCCGCCTTCGCCGCCTACCTGACGATCTCCAGCTACGCACGCGAATAGCACCGCGCTTCGCCTTGGCTAAGCACTCCATTCAATTCGAACAAAGGAACAGCATCATGGGCAATTACAGCAAGCTCATCGGCTCCATCGTCGGCGGTGTTGCCGGCCTCCTCGTGGCTCGCGGGCTCCTGCCAGCAGAGTGGGCGACACCGGAAATCCAGGGCGCCATCGTCGTCCTGCTCTCGGCCGCTGCGACATTCGCATTTCCAGCAAACAGGCCGAACTGACAGCAAGCAAGCCGCACCCGCACCTAGCGCATATCGAGGCCGAAATGACCCTGACTGACTTCCTCACCTCCATCGGCCTCGACCCGGCGATCCTGGGTGCCGGCGCGGCCGGCGGACTTCTCCGATCACTCTCGCGAAAGAGGTTCAAGGTGCGCGAGGTTTTCCTGTCTCCCGTCTGCGGCACGCTTGCCGCAGGCTATCTCACTCCGTGGGCGGTGCACATCGTGCGTTATTACGGCTGGCCGCCGATGCCGACCGACGCCTCGGCGGTCTACGCAATGGCTTTTCTCATTGGCACGATTGCGATGTGGATCAGCGACCTTGTGTTCGAGGCCATCGTGCGACGCGTCAAAGGAGATACGCCACCAGCAGATCATGGCGCATGAAAAGGGCGACGACAGTCACCTCCTGTCCATGGTAGCGGCCTGAAACTCCAGAAGCTCGAGCATGACGGCCAGCCAATCCGGGATGTCCCTGTCGCCAGCTTTCCAGCGCCTGACGGTGCGCGGTTCCACGCGTATCCGTCTCGCCAACGCAGTTTGCCACTGCTCTCCGAAGAGGGCAGTGGCGCGCTGTTCAAGTTCAGTTGCAGTCAC